TATCAGTAGAACCGTTTGCCCCATCAAAATGAAGTAATACTGTGGTGTCAGGATCAGGTGAAAGGGCTACTGTTGGTTCAGTGAAAGACGCTCCCTCATAACGAGCAACAGTAGACAACCGCGTTTCATCAATATACCCGTTGAAATCACCAAACCCGTTCTTTCCAACAGCAAAAACGCCATCATCTGGGCGGTTTCCAGTAGACCCTGTTTCTTCAAGAGTGCCGTTTATGTAAAGCCTGTGAACATTCCCCTCTCTTTCAACAGAGATCATAGTCCAGACATTTGGGGAAATTCTGGTACTAGATAAGAAGAGTGTCGTTGACCCGCCGACAACGCCTTGAACCTGATCTCCGATCAAATACACATCGAGTCGAGTGCTTGTACCTGACTGCCACAAGCCTTGGTAGCCTGTAACACCCGTGGGGCGTATCCACATATCTACTGTGAAATCGCCAGAACTTAGGTCAATGTTTTCGTCAGAGGTTACAAAGTCATCTGTACCATCAAGCAATAGTGAAGATGAGCCAAACTTAGCTTGGGCAGTGGAAAGCTGGGCAGCGCCATCTGCTGTAAATGTAGGGCCAGCATAACTTTCTGTAGTATCGCCTACTGCCTCTACCCCAGAAGGCTCGGCGCGTATGCTTAGGAGTACAACAGCATCGCCTATAGCGCCGGTACCTTCAACGCCAGTTACAGCTAGGGTATTGTTGGTGACAGTAGAGACACTACCTGCTGATCCCGTAGCGTTAACGCCAGTAACAGAGGTTGTTGCGCCGCCTGTCGCCGTTGCGGTATTGGAAGCCCCTGTGCCTTCTACAGACCCCAGAGATTCTACGATACTAAGCTGGAACGTCGGGCTACCGACCGCGCCTGTACTTTCAACCCCCGTAGGAGTAAGTACATTAACGCTTGTGGTTGTAATCGTGCCAACAGATGCTGTGGCATTAACCCCTGAGACTGGGATAGTTACGCCCAACCCAATAGCAACGGTTCCTAGCTGAGTTACCCCCTCAACACCTGCTACAGGAAGGGTGTTATTTGAGACAGGTAATGGCTCTGTAACTGCACCTGTAGCAGATACACCAACGGCAGTAACATTTGCTTTTGCAACAATCGAGACAGACCCAACCGCACCGGTACTAGATACACCAGTAACAGGAGCACTAGCGCCGCCTGAGACAGTGACTGTTGTAACGGCACCGGTCGCTTCAACACCTGTGACGGTGACAGGGATACTCCCCTCGCCCCACGCAAGGTCACCCCAGCCACCGCGACCCCAGCCGTTAATTATAGCCATGTACTAGGTACTAGGCTATTCGGATAATGGCGTTAGACGCATCCGCAGTGGGGAACTGAATGGTAAAATCACCAGCCGTAGAGGTCTTGTCACCACCAAAAGCTAGAGTACATACCGCAGGATCGCCCGCTGCGCTGTCGTTAAAGATCAACGCTCCATTTGCCGTAATAGTGGCATTTGAAAACGTTAGATCATCAAAGTCTGCAAACGCGGTAGTCCCACTGGTTGTAGGCGTTACATTAGTTAACGCGCCACCTTTAGCGGTGTAGCCCGTGCCGGACACTTCGTTAGTTGCCGAATACGCGGTAGTGCTTGCACCCAAAGTCGCTGAACTAGTGTAGAGCGCAAGGTTGAAAGTGTTGCCGGTAGAGGCGGTAAAGTCGTGCGTTCCAACAAGAATTTCTTGCTTGAAAGAAGTACACATTGCAGTAGTAATAGCCATTATAGACTCCTTATTATATCAGCCATGTCCTTATGGCCTTGACGTTCCAGTTCAGCGGTCAGAGTGGTTCTGTCGCTGCGGACTGCTTGTTGGATGTAGTACAGGGTTGTCGCCCTGACCGCTTCCTTAAATTCCTGTGCTTGTGCAGCAATTGCTGGGTGGCAGTTTCCACCGACGCTGACAATCCTGTTCGCCGCGCTTTGCGCCCAAAACTCGGGACTATGCCCTCCGTTCTCGGTAGTAGTCACAAGCACGTCGCCTATTTCCATTTGTGGAGCCTGCAAAAGCATTGTCTATCCTATACAACAGGGACGGATGGTTGCCCAGATCTATACGCATCCGAACGTAATTTGCCATCGCCCAGCACTTTCAAAAGAGCCATAGATGTAGCGTACATCTTATCATATAGCGCAACCATTTCCGGTTCACCTTTCATAAACCGTATAGCTTCCACTAGGGTGCCATTTAGTAGTGCTGAGTCAAACTCTTCCCCAAGCCACGTAGTGCCCGCCGTAACAATAGACTGCGGGTAATACCCGTAATGCAGCTCCGTCGTGTACGAAGCATCGGGGGTTGGGCCAAGTATTAGCGTGTCGTCGTCAAAGATTGCATAGTGCTTAGGCGTTCCTGTAGAAGAAGCACTGGGGTACGCCTCACGTATAAAGTTAACGTCTTTGCTGAGTAAGAACGTAAAGTTTCCACTGCCATCTACAACCGCAAGGCTGTATACGTACAAGAAGTCAGAGGGAGTAGATAGGTACGTGTTGCTAGCCGTCATAGTGCCGCTCACGTTCTTACGCAGCGCAGGTATCTGCACCGTGTTGTATATCTTCTGCTCTGCCTGCTCTGTGAACATGGCGAGTTGGTCATCTGTAAAAGATGTTTCACAGATGTCCTGAACGTTTGTTTTTAGCTCAGTGTAGTTCATGCTTTACGCCATAGGGCCACGGGCCATCGTACCTTTAGTTGCAGCGCCAGTGCCGCGTACTTTTATCCCAGTAGTTTTAACGCCAGACATATCTGGCTTAGGTGCGTCTTTTACTGGCTTGATGTTGCTGGTCTTTTTCATAAACGCCTCTAGGTCGTTGTTACTGTTACTGTGCCTATTTGTCCGGCACCTGTTAAGTCGTCCTCTACAAGATCGAATGGGTCTCTACCCACTCCTACAGGGTTCCACCCCCACTGTATCTGTCTGCTACTGTTTGCGCCTGACTCTCCCAAACTTCTATCAGGACGTGGATCTCGTATGGCCTGCGGGTCGTGTACTGGAACCTCACCTAGTTTGAGCTGTGGGTGATCTGGACTCCAACACTCAGGACATGCTTTTAAGTTAGTGTCCTGCCCTTTTCGTATTAAGTTCTTTAGCTCTCGTAGTCTATACTGAAACCCGCAGATGTCACACTCTGCTATAGCACGTTTAGTAGAAGCATACCGGTTACCCATTTTTAAGCCCTACCGATACGAGGTACAAAACGTGCCGCCGTCTTATCCCTATCTTCTCCGGCAGCCAAGATAAACTGCTCTTCGTAGATGTCTTTTAGCATGGGTACCCGTGGCATAAGCTCCGGGTCTTTCATAGCTATGTGGTACGCCAACCCTGAAACTAGGCAAGGGAGAAAGCGGAAGTTCATATCAGCAGTCTCTACGCCGTTGCCAGCGTCTTGTATACGACGCATACGGTAATACTTGAACACATACTCGTTATCTTTGTCGGGCACAGGCCATAAGTTTATCTTGGGGTTGTCCCTAAGACGTTCTATGTAAACCTGATTCGGCCTGCCCTGTGTGAGCTTATTCGGGATAGATGCGTATGTACTGACGCTAATACGACTAATCGTTAGGTCTTGTTGGGTAGTGGCGTTCCCGCTATCCGTACGTATAACTTGTTCTAGGAGATCTATAGTGTCCGCTGGCAAGTCGTACTGACTGATACCCTTGGTCAAAGTGACTGTACCTTCGTCAATAGTCCACAGATTGATGCCACGGTTTTGCCATTCAATGGTCATCAAGTTCATAGAGCGTCTGGCGGTGCGGAGATCGTACCCAGAACGCATTTCACGCCCCGCACGTTCCCACGCCTCTTCAGCGATCTCTGTGAAGTCCATATCAAATGCGGTTGTTCCAGATGTAGCCATTATCTATTCCAGCTATTTCTAGCTTTTTCTTTGGCCTTCTTAGTCAGACTGCCATAGTGGTATAACTTCTTAGATGTATTCGACATGGTTTTGCCAGTCATCAACGTACCGTCTGGATGTTTGTGCATACCGCCTTTATGTTCGGTGCCATCCTTAAAGTAGTGTTTTACACCTTTCGCCATTATCGAACACCTGTAACGTACAAGGTCTTTTTCCTACGCCCATTCATCACCGCACCGCAGCCCTTATGGTTGGCACGTATTGGGCCGCCAGCATTTGCCATTCTAACCTTGGCTTTAGGGGTATTAGACACCACCTGCTGCCCTCTAGCACCTGCTTCTTTCTTTTTACGCGCCGTAGTGGCCCGTTCAGCTTTGCTCAGTGACTGTGCCTTAGCTTTAGGTAAGCAGCGATCTGGGTTCTTTTTGTTTTTCGACGTGCCGCATTCACCTTTGATCTCGCCATCGGTGCCAATACGAACCCACTGCTGGTCACGCCATTTCTTCAAATCACCCATTACTTACTCTTCTTTTTGCTGCCCTTAGCATAATTAGGGTCTTTGCAATACTTAGAAGCTGCCATGTTCGCATAAGCAGACGGGTACGTGTCAAAGGTACGTTTGGCCCACGCCTTTCCCTTCGCACATATCTTCCCGCCTGACTTATAGTAATGTCTCATCGTATCTTCGCTGGACGTACACCCCGTTGAGCACAGCCAGCACCGCGCACGTTACCACCAGCTCTATAGCCTTTGGACTTCATCATACCGCCAGCTTTGTAGCCTTTGGACTTCATCATGCCACCACCCATAGCTTTCTTAGGTGGGCGCTTACCTTCACGATCCATGAAGTTTAGATATTGGCGCAGAGTCATGCCCGTTTCTTGTAACTGCTCACGAGTTACGTTAGCACGCTTATCTCGACCCTCACCGACATTACGTTGCAGTTTGCCGCTGGGCTTATCTTTACCAGTCACCGTGCCGCGTAACGGACGTGGCGGCTTCTTAGCTGTTGGTTTCGCAGGAGCTTCTGCTTTAGGTGGGCGAGGTGCGGTTGTGGGCGCTTTCTTAACGTCCAATGCGCCGTTAGCAAATACTTGCTTACGGTCTGAAACACCTCCGGGTTTTTGTGCGTCTTGGGCCTCTTTCATATCGTCCATACGAGTCTGCCGCGTACGGCCCGGCCCTCTGCCCCGACGGGTGGCTTTCTTAATCGGTTCGTCTTTCGTCTTACGCCCCAACAAACCACCTAAAAACATTTTCTTCGTTTTCATAAACTCTTCTCCTACGGCCTGTGGCACTCCAACTTCCTTGGCGAACTTCGGATTGTTAGCCACAGCAGCCATGAATCTGCGTTGTTTTGCACTTTTAGCGGGCACGAACTACCACTTAGCCTTATCAGCCCAATATGCGGCGGACATCTTACCCTTCCGAATGTTTTTACGGTGTCGGGCTTTGAATGACTTGCGTTTCGCTTTCATACGCGCAGATTCACCTTTCTTGGGCTTGCCTGCGGTCTTAGCTCCTTGCTCACCAAAACGTATAATCTTCTCCTGTCCGTTCTCACATGCCTTAACAATGTGCGACTTCTTAGGATGCGAGGGAGTGCGGCGTGGTTTATTACACGCCATTTTAGCCTTATCGACCCGTCCCCCGGCTTTATAGTACCTACGCATTAGCTGTAGAACACCGTCACTGCGGTGATGTCGGTAAATACGCTTACATACACGTCGCTTGCACAACGAATACCGTCCGCAGGGATATTTACCGAGGTGGTGGTTCCGGCACTGAAACTTAGATCCAGCACCGTAGAGCCACCATTACCATCAGTAACAGTAAGTCTTGGCGATCCTGAAGCAGCCGACACTACCTGTACTTGACGTACTCGGGCAGGGCCGACCGCTAAAGAACCTGTAGCAGCGATGCGTTTAGCCTGAATATCAGAACTAGGCATAGCTCCTCCTATTACTGGTCAGCAAATACAGGTGCGTCAGCTCCTTGCTGATAGCCCCAGACGTACCAACTTACACCATCCTTAGCGACAAAGTTAATCTCAAAGACGCCGAAGTTATTTAGCGTTAACTTAGAGTTTGAGTTGCCGTCTGAGTAAACAGATACGTTATCTGCATTGGAGTCCAGATGGACGATGCCGCCCGCGATAAAGTTGTCATTAGACCCAGTATCGAAGATCAGGTTTTCAGTTTCTTCCGCAGCGCCGCCGTAGATGAACTTGAAGTTAATGCCAGCCGCAGGGGTAGGCAACGTTAAGGTGCGATCAGCAGTGATAGCTGGAACAACAACCGTTCGGCTTCCATGATCGGCAGCGGAAATGTTGTGGTCTGTGTCAGTTAGCAGCACTGGGGTAACGATCAGGCCAGAACTGTCTAGTTGGAAAGAAGTGCTGATTTCGCCCGTGGAAGGGTCTTTACTTACAACGCGAAATCCATTTTCTGAGCGCACTGCGCCAGTAAAAGTAGTATTAGCCATGTGTATCTCCTGTCGTGGCTAGTGTCAGGTACGGGATGCACCTGTCAGGAATAAGTAGTTATACAGTACAAAAAGAAAAGGGGCAACAAGTGCCCCCTTCCTATATAGCGTCTTATGCGCCGGGTGAACCAAAGATCCCGAGGGGATCAGATACACCAAACGAATAACGCTCACGAGCCTTGTAGCGGCTGTTGCCCGTGTCGAAGTCTGCATCCATAGATGTAGCCATCGGGGTACGAACAAAGTGCTTCAGGCCGTTCGGTACGTCAGTGGTCAAGAACCAAGCGTCCGTGTCAGTCAGGTAATGGTTAACAGTGTAACCTTCTGGGATAGAGCCATTGTTGCGAATCGCGTTAATGTCATTATCCGCAGTTCCTACGCGACCTTCGGTTTCGAGCAAACGAGTTGCAACAAACTGAAGATTGGGTGGGATTACCAGCTTGCGAGGACGTGCCGCGATCAGCAAACCACGCTCATCAGTCCAACCAGCGATCTGGATAACGGCGGCTTCCAAAGAAGTCTCGTTAAGGTCAGCAGCCGTAGAAGGACGGTTTGAGTTGGTTCCACCAGATACTAGCGGGTGGTCAGTTGCACACAGGCTCTTGCCGTCGCCGTAAGTGGTGCCGCTATCGAACGCATTGTTCAAGATAGACGCGCCTTTTACTTGCTTCGTGTAAGCCATAGCACGGGCTAGTGCTTTCGTGTAACGCGCTGACAGCGAATCGTAGAGGTTATCTTCGATTGCTTCTTCGGTGACACTAAAGCCCATAGCGATAGTTTCGTGCGTGTAGCGTGCAGTGAACGCTTCTTGCGCGTTGTCGTACTCAATAGCAGCGCCTTCGCCTTTGACGGGGGCTGCTGAGAAGCCTGACAACTTGGTTTCTTCTTCAAAAGAACGGTCAGAAGACTCTGATTCAAAGATCTCCTTATGCTCTTCACCATACTTAGCGTACTCCATA